TTTCTGACGATATGAAAACGCCAAGTGTTCAGCAACGTGGGCCATGATCGCGCCCTGCATCTGCTGGGCCATGGGACTTTGACCAATCTGACCCATGATCATCGGGTCCTGCATCATGCTGGTGTGCACAGCAATGTGTGCATCGTGGTCTTGATAAATAAACGCTTTCGTAGGTTTACCAGTGAGGAACGACATGTTCTCAGACACAGGATCACGCGGAGTCTGGTCGTCGTCTACTGGGACTAACTTATCTGCGTTCTTGATACCCAGCACCTCGATCATCTGTCTGTGCAACTGCGGCAAGTCATAGATCTGTGGTGCACCTTGTGCCAACTGAATCACAGCTTGATACTGCATGATGCGCTGAGCCATCGTTGCACTGTTGGGATCACTCACTGGAATCACCGACACCATGTCGTAGTCAGCTCGCTTTGCTTTTCTATCACCTTCAACTGGGTCGTACGGATAGTAGTCGGATGTGTGATCACGAATGATGTCACGCAGGAGCTGGAACTCCTGCTTCATGCTGTAGTGCACGCGGGCTTGAACCGCACTCATTGTTTTGAGTTGTCTCTCAAGCAGTGCCAGCGTTGTACCCACCGGTGCGTTAGCGCTCATATCACTGATGTTCATGTCAGCGATTGAACCCAGACGTCGGCCTTCTTCAGTGATGCGATCTAACAACCCCGCCAAAACTTGACTTGGCTCTTTATATGGCAGCGCCATGATGTTGTCACGCACTGTACCTGACGGCACATCTACATCACGGAACTCACCGGGGTTGATCGGCGTATCGTCACCTTTGATGCGAAGACCGCGAGTTTTCAAACCACCGGGCAAGTTAGACAGCGTGCCTGCATCAACGAGCTGTCTAATGAGAGATGTACCAGCACGGGCGTAACCACCAATCAAGTGAATCAAACCTAGACCGTAAGCACCGAAGCCGGGGACGTATGTGTACTGCACAAAGTGCTGGCGCTTAAGTTTCCTCTTGTCGTCTTCGTTCCAGTTACGACGGATGGCCAACACAGCGTTAGTGCCACGCTCGATTGTGATGATATACGGCAGAGCGATACCATCTTCATCTTCATAACCGGGCAGGTCGTAGTCGATGTGCACTTCCAAGACTTGATAGCGGTCATCATCCGTTAGGCTATAGCCCTGATCTTCTGCCTTCTTCTTTTCCACGTCAGTGTGAAGCGAGACAGGTTCACCCAAATCTTCATCAACGTAGAAGCCCGCAACCTGCAACTTCTTCATCTCATTCTTGGTCTTACGCATCACATGTGTAAGTCGCTCAGCAGTGGCCGCACTCGATGCACCGTATGGAATGATGATGTCTTCAGCGGGGATGAACATCGCCACCTGACGATCAAGTGACGGATCAAAGTAAACTTTCTTGAACGCCGCGCCCGCGAGACCTAAGTTATACAACATGCGCTCATGCTCAGGGCGATACTCAGTCATCACCTCGGTGAGCTGGTAGTTCATGTCGTCTCTTACACGCTCAGCCGCCTCTTCTTTAAGTTTATCAATTGCACCGACGATCTCGGTTTTGACCGGACCCTGAGCAGGGAACGTTTCAATGATAGTCTCGCTTTGGAACCGTACAGCAGCCTCTGTGAGTACCGTTGAGAAAACACCGCAAGCACCGAGCCACGGTTCAGTACGCTCCTCATACTTCATCCCCAAAACATCTAAGCCCTTGACATACATCTCAACCCATTCTTTGCGGCTGCCAATGTCAGAGTCCACCATCTCAAGAATGTCACTTGCTACTTTCTGCAACTCACCCGAATCCATCTCCTCTGCAAGGTTGGCATCAAAGTCTTCGCCCTCTTCGTCGGGCATCAGGTCAATCTCCATGCCGTCTAGCCCGATGCGAACACCGTCGGGGTTTTCAATCTCAATCTCAATTGCGGGCATGTCGCCCATATCTTCCAACGCACTCAAGCCCAGTGGAGCTTGCGACAATGAGGGGACCATATTCGTAGCCATATCTATCCTTAGTAGTACGCAGCTTTCTTGCTGCGAAAATATCTCTCTTCTTCAGGCTCGTCGCTTGGTAAGCGAATAAACCCGCCTTGTCTAAACCGCATGAGTGCTAGTGTTGTTGAGTCAACCAAGTCATCATTTGTACCCGACGGAAAGTCGTTACATTCTTCAATAACTTCTCTAGCCCATCTGCGGTCCGGTGCAAACACTACTCCTCCTTGGAACAGTGCAGACACCGCGTTCACCCGTGCAATCTTATCTTGTCCTTTACCCGGAGTAAACTCACCTATGGGCACACCCATCCTTCTGAACTCTTGGTAAAGCGCCGAGCCGTTAGACTTCTTCTCAACAATAAACGCATCAGGCTCCCACTCTTTGTACTCCTCAAGCACCATCGCTTTGAGGTCTGGGTACTCCATCCGCTTCTTAATAGAGTTGAGCAAAATAATTGCGTAGTTGTTTGTCTCTTCGTTGAAGAACACACCCCACGTTGTCAGTGCGTTGTAGTCAGCCCTAGTATTAGCTTCTTGCGCCGCGTCCAGCGACATGATTGTGAACTCGCATACCGGAGGATCATCCTTTTCCCAAATCTGCCACCATTCGCGCTTAATAAGCGCGCCTTCTTCGGAGACAGGGTTCTGCATGTACTGGGCCTGCCAGTACCGTGGGTCCATACCCGCTTTCTTGCCGAGCAATTCCTCAATAGACCAGAACTCGCCCCACAGCGGTTTGTCATTCAATATGGCAGGGAACTCAACAATCTCCCACTGGTCCACATCTTCCTCGCGGCCCATCTGATTCACAATCATGCCGGTCAAGTCAAGTTTTGACCACCTTGTCATCACTATAATGATAGAGCCACCCGGCATAAGACGCTGCAAAGGGCCAGACTGAAACCACTCCCAAGCAGGAAGGAAAACGTCCGGTCGCCCAGTCTTAGCTTCTTGTTCAGAATGAGGGTCGTCAATGATAAATAAATCAGCGCCACGACCAGCAAGAGCGCCTCCGACACCAATAGCAAAGTATTCTCCGTTGAAATTTGTACCCCAACGTGACGCAGACTTACTGTCAGCTTGCAATTCGATCTGCGGAAACACGTCCCGATAAGCCTCAGAACCCACCAAATTACGTACTCTACGGCCAAAATTCACCGCCAAATCGGCAGTGTGGGAGGCCATAATGATCTTTTTATTAGGGTATTTACCTAAAAACCACGCTGGTGCAAGGTAAGAAATCATCTCTGACTTACCGTGACGGGGGGCAATGTTCACAATAACCCGTCTTTTCTTGCCATTGGCTATGTCTTCGAAGATTTTGGCCAGTCTTTTGTGGTGTGGACCCACTTTATAGCCCGGATATACGTGATCAATGAAGGTTAAGAAGTCATCTTTACCCACTTCCTGCACAGATTCACTGTCGTACGTCCTCAAAAGCTCCAAAGTATGGATTTTTTGCTCCAACGGCATCGTTGGAAGCGCATCTTTGATGGCTTTTAGCTGTTCAGGCGTTATCTTCACTGCGGATTACCTTAGCTTGAACGTCAATTGTGCGTTTTTCTAGCTTAGCAAGCGTCTCAAGCAGTTCTTTTTCCACTTCTTCAAGGGATTGCTGCTTGTGAGTGACCTCAGTGCGCTTCTTAAATGCATCAACGCCGTCTACATCACCCAGTGCCTTGATTGCGCCAAGTCTGACGGTACTGTTTGGGTTCTCTGTTTCGGCAACAAGCTTGTTGACAACGTACAACTTGAAGTCTGCCAGCTCCCGCACGATCATGTGGTCGTACTCAGCCACCATACCGGCAAGATATGCAATGGTTTCGTTAGGATAGGTAGCTAAATCAGGTGTTGTTTTATTAGCAACGACCTTTTCCATCAACTCAAGGGCTTGACCTCGGTTCTCAGGGCTAGGTTCAATTGGTTTTCCGTTTAGGTCAGAGATCATTTTGACCGTGCGTGCACGCATCTCAATCTCTTCCTTTGGGGAAAGAGGTGGCATAGCCTCGGTGGCTGAGGCTGGTAGCGGAATATCCGCGTCGACATTAGGCATCATCTGCATAAGAGGGAATCGCACTCCTATAAAAGTGTTGGGTTGGCCGTCGTCCGCAAGCAAGAAGCTATGCACAGTTGCCCCAACGAAATAAATATACCACAGATTTGTAAAGGGTGGTAGGAATCCTACCCGGGGGGTGTTTCTATATTGAGGGGGTGGGGGTTAAGTATCCAATGTTTTGTTTTAAGTATGCAGTGAGTACACGTCGTTGGCAACGTGTACGTTTTTTGGCGTTTTGTAGACAGGTTGGTTTCAAATGCTTGGGGGAATACGTAGTGGTTTGTGTAAGTCTTAGAGTATAGGGGAACACGGGAGTCCCAAAGTCTCTTGTGGGGGTCGGGTATGGGTGGGTTCGACCCGCCAGAACTTTACTTTTGATTATAGGATCAGCTATAACTACATCAATGCAAAGCAATAGTGCAATGCAGAAACAGGAGAGACTAAATGTTAAAAGCATTATGGGTTTGGTTGACGCACTACAAAGTGATAGTGCAGTGGGAAGACAAAGCATTTGTGCATTACGCATACACGATGAACGAGGCACTCAGCTGGGCGGCTCAGTACAAGCTGACGCATACAGTAGTACTGATCGGCATTAGAGGCAAGCTAGTCGCGGCTCGCGGCGAGTGGTAAACCGAGGGGCTTCGGCCCCTCTTCTTTAACTTAGGAGAAAAACATGGAACAGCTTAGATTATTTGACATGATGGATGATGTGCAATACGCAATGAGCTTGACTAGCGCCGAGCTACCAAAAATAAAAGAAGCCAACGTTTATTCATATCACTTCATTAGGGACATTCGTCACGCAGTGAAGAAGAAAATGGCTATGGACAGAATGGCTCAAGCACAATACGAACACGATATCAATCGTATCTATCGTTAACCAAGGGAGCTTCGGCTCCCTTTTATTTTGGTCTTTGATACCAGTTATTTGTCGTCGCGGGCGTTTAGCGTGCGCGAGTCAAGCGCGTGACTTAGCCGTTCACACCCCGCTGAAACTTTACTTTAAGACCTAGGGTCAGCTATAACTATTACATCAGGTAGACAGTTCGGTTTGCCTGATATTCAACCTTGCTTTATAGGAGAACATTATGTCTAAAGCAAAACAATCCGCCCCTTCATTGGGTTCTGTAACAGTCACTTCTATGAAAGAAGCGGGCTATCAGTCAGCGATTAGCGATGAACGCAAAGACAGCGTAGCGCGGTATGTCTACGCGCAATGCCCTAACTTCACTGATGAAGTCAGCGATGAAGTCAAAACCCAACTTCGTGCGGGTTGGGCGCTTCGTTGGCAAGAATTGAACCCCGCTGTCAGCTATAACGAAAGCTGGGTTCCTGTAGAAAATGGTGCGCATGTAATGTCCGTTGATGTTTGCTTTAGCTACAGTCAGCAAGCCTTCGGACAGCTTAAAGAAGCTGACCCAATTAAGCATGGCATTATCAAGGGTGTACGCGATACCTTCAATAAGTATGCTTCTAATCGAATGGCTGACTTGAAAACGGCTGTTCGTAAGGTAGAGAACGAAGGCAAGCCAAAAGTGAAAGCGCCTACAAAGTCCTTCACGAAGTATGTTGAAGAAACATTCAAGGCAATGAAAGCCAGAGCTAAGACAGCAAAAGCGCGGGGTGATGATACATGCCCTGATGAAGTCAAAATCAGAATGGCGATTGATGCCTTCAATAATGTACTAAGCAAGTAACATTGCACCGAACCTAGTCAGCCGAAAGGTTGGCTAGGTTTTTTTTCGCCTGTAGCTTTTTGAAACCAGTTATTTGTCCCCGCGTGCGCTAAGTGCGTGCGAGCCAAGCCGATCGTTTACTGTGTCACACCTCGCTGAAACTGTACTTATGTGTCTTGCATCGGGTATAACTTATTTACCAGATGACACGGTGTTGTCTGGATAACCGCTTACTTGGAGATACCATGAGCAAAGCAACAAAACCCCAAGAGACAATTGTCTCATCGTTCAAAGATGCCGCATACCAATCGGCAAGGTCTAGTGAAACAATGGCAGTCATTGCCCGTTTCGTATACGAGCAGTGTCCCACATTCTGCGAATCACAACCAGATGAGGTTAAAACTCAACTGCGCCTCGGATGGGGCTTGAGATGGCAAGAGTTAAACCCTGCCACCACATTTGATAGTGAGTGGAAACCAAACCCCAAGGGAGGTTTCAACAATAGTCTGGATTACTGCTTGTCATACTCTCAACAAGCATTTGGTCAACTCAAAGAGGCCGATCCAATCAAGCACGGTGTCATCAAAGCAGTGCGTGATAACTTTAACAAGTATTGCTCCAACCGTCTTGCCGATCTCAAGGTTGCCGTGCGCAGAGTTGAGAATGAGGGCAAGCCCAAGGTCAAAGCCCCCACAAAACAATTTGATGAGTTTCTCAAAGAGTTGTTTACAACAGCAAAAGCCCGTGCCAAGACTGCCAATGCACGAGGCGACACAACTGCACCCAATGAGGTTAAATTGCGCCAAGCAATTGATGCCTTTAACAATGCTTTGAAATAAGCATCTGTGCACCGTCAGTTAACGCTGGCGGTGCATTTGATACCAGTTATGAGTCCTCGCGTGCGCTGAGTGCGTTCGCGTGAGCCAAGGCGATCAACTACCGTTTCAGGGGTGGGTGAAATGAGTAAGCAAGTAACAGCCATTGCTTATCTCAAGCGGCGTGTCCTGTGGATAACTTTATTTGTTCCAAGATTCCAACTGGACTGGAACTTTGGAATCGCTAATTGGAATCTTGGAATCTGAGTAAAAACAAAATTCCAACTTGGAATTCCAGTATTTGTCTCTTATGTAAAGTTGTTCCAATTTGGAACCGCTAATTGGAATCTTGTAAGTCCTTGATTTTAAAGAAGAAAACACCACTTTTGACCTAAAAATTCCAAAATTCCAGTTTTTAAAAAGGACAAAGCTGGTTGGGCAAATGATTTGTGAACGCTTGACTGCGTTAGCAAGTGCAACACATCGCAATAAGTAGTTTTTTGCTGTTTTTCTCATTTTGCCCGCCGTCCCTGCAAAACGCTGGAATCTTGGAATTTTGGAATAAATATAATTTTTTTTTTTTTTTACTACTACTACTACTCTACTCTTTATAGTCATTTCATAACCTTAGTACTACTTTTTCAGATTCCAATCACCCTTAATTTGTTCCAAAAACCCGTTCCAATAACCCCCCAAAAAGTCTAACTGTACATATCCAATTCCAATCCCAGTACACTACGCCCCAAGCCCTGCACCTCAACAAAGTCACCCCACACCCCTATGTTTATAAGTAAAGTTATGTTACAATTGAATCTGAGTCGGGGAATAACCAGCTGAAAACCTCCCTGCCTCAACCCATGCCTACCCCAAGACGACGACCAATCGTTTCACGGGTAGGTGAAATTCAGTTCAACATTCAGTTCAATTTAGTAGGAGTTATCATGAAAGCTAAGTTCGTAACATCCCCCGCCATCGTTGCCAAAGTGCAACGCGAGATGCTCGCCTCTTACCCCCGCACCCTGCGTAAAGCATTGCGCATTACAACCCCCAAGGCACAACCCGTTGCCAAATCGCCCATCGACACTGATGCAATCGTGTCCGACTGGTTAGCGATTCACGACCCCCTGAACGACAAAGACTATCTCTGCACAAATACAGTTGACCCCGACATGGACATCCACTCACATATCGAGTTCAACGACATCGACAACGAGTACGAGGGTCTATCAATCGTCAGTATGGGCAAAGACACCCGTCGCTGGCTCAAAGGCTACAACATCCTGTAAGCAAATAACAAAGGAAAGAATGATGAAAGCATGGAAAGGTGTGGTGATAACCACATATCAGGAAGAAATCACAGTACTGGCTAACACGAAAGAGGAAGCCGAGTTACTCATGTACGACCGTGCAAACCCGATGGGAGACAGCACAAGCGGTGAGATGGAAGTGCATGACTTAGAAGAATTGGGAGAAGGCAAATGAAAGTACGCACAAGATTAAAACTGCGGGTATACCGCAAAACAGGGGGGCCGATCAATATTGGCAACCGTTGTAAGAGTTACGAGCAAGGTTGCGTGGTCTGTGAAGCGTATCGCTTCTATGACGAGCGTGGCAGATTCCCAACATGGGAGGAAGTTATGTTATTTGCAGAACACACGCACGCCGAGATGGTTAAGCGCAAGAGCTACAACCTGTTGGTTGATGAGATGACGCGCCCTCGAGTTGACCCCGAGATTCAGAACGCGATGCTTAAACTAATTCTTCAGGAGGGTGTGAAATGACAGACCAAACCCAAGACCAACAGCAGTGTTTTGCGATCCATGTGCATGTAAAGGATGTGTATGGTAAGAGAGTTGCTTACCCTGTGTGCGACAAGGCGAAGGTGTTTGCCGCTATCGCAGGGACAACATCTCTGACTGAGACAACGCTCAGGTGTATACGCAAGCTCGGGTTCGACATACATGTTGTGCCCAATGAGCAACCACCCCTAGGTGTGTGACTCAACAAAGTTAGGGTAATACCCTATGTTTATATGTAAAGTTATGGTACAATTGAATCTGTGTCGGGGAGTAACTCAACACAATGATCGACTACCGATTCAGGGTATCGTGAAATCCAATTCAGTTTTTATTTAGTCAGGAGATAGTTATGGGACAGTTCAAAGACATCGACACAATTCTGCGTCAGATCGCAGACGACACAAATGTGCATCCCTCCATCCGCGAGGCGATGCGCGATGCAACCCAACCAACCGCTGTACAACCAACCGCTGTACAACCATTCGCCAAAGTGTATCTGCTTATGTGCGACGGCGTTGTGACCGATGTGTTCACCGACAAAGCGATGGCGATGTATGACTTGCATACATGTATCAAAGCAGACGAGGAAGAGGGTCTGCCCCACGAGTGGCGCGTCATTGTGCGTCAACTCAACACCAACACCCTACCATGACACCTACATGTTCAGTATGTGGTGAATTGTTTTCTATTGCTCGCCATTCCATCGGCTATACATTGTGTATGCCATGTGGCGAGTTACAAGCTCGGGGTGTTAATCACACCATCGTGCCGATGCCCAAGTCCAACTACATCGTTGTGACTGATCGTTCGCTTTTACTTAATCTCAACTCAAGCCACAAGGGGGGCCGTTAACATGAACTTTGAACTTCAACAACCCAACCACATCATCTCACTTGCGACATCAGCACTTGTCGTATGCGTGGATGTTAATGTATGGACAGCAACCAAACAGGATCGCGCTATTTCTAACGAGGTAACAACATCTAAGAAAGCCTCAGCCGATGCAGGCAAGTTCACCAAGAACTTACTCTCGGATTCACCCGACCACAAGGCGCTACTGAACTATCGGCAGACCGTGTATAACTCTC